CGGTAGGCAATACGCCCTGCAATCTTGCCGTGTTCGTGTCCCTTTGAGTAGCCTAGAAAGAACCCTACAATGCCACCAAGTAGAAGCATTGCAAGGATTATGTGATCGTGATTCATGTGTAGCCCTTCTGTCCCATACTTTGGGAACAGCAGAAGTATTACATCAGGTGTAGCTGACAGAAGCCAAACTTGTATAACGAAACGGTAACGATTTCATCCACAGTCTCGTCTCCGAAGTCTGGTCTAGCGAACCCTTCCATAGACCTTGCCTTGGACTATGAAGGTGCCGTTCTTCTCGATGTGGATAATGTCCACCTGCACGTTGCTTCCCTTTACATACATGATGGCGAAGGCTTGCTGCCAATTAGCCGTTCCCTTGACGTATCCAGCCTGTTTAAAGTCCATGAGATTACCTACCTCAACACCGTGTAGAACACGCCCTATACGGCCTCCAGAGGCTTCTGTGAAGGCGCTACGCCCTGCCCTGTGAGTATGTCCTGAGATGACGTTCTTGCCATGCCTACGGGCTGCTTCAAGGGCTGAGAGACCGCCTAGTTGCTTGATTGGCGTGTGGTCGCCATGGACTGCAATCCAGTTAGGAGCAATGGCCATTGGGTTCTTGTGAAAGGTTATGCCTAGTTCATCAAACTTCATGAACTTCTCAAAGCGTAGTTCTGGAAGGCTTAAGAAGCTAGGGATTTTCTTCATGATTATGTTATACAGACGGTCTGTGTGGTTAGATCGTATGCAATCTGTAACGCCTAGTTCCCAGAGAAGCTGCACACATTGGTCTCGGTCATCGCCAAGGGTCTGCTCGTAAGCTTGAGGTGTACCTTCCGACCACTTGCTTATAGTCTGGAAGTCAATCTCGTCACCAATGGTAACTGTCTGGTCTGGCTTAAAGGTTTTGAGGAATCGTGCTATGTTCTGAGTTACATGTACGTCCTCGAAGGGAACTTGCAAGTCGCTCAGGATTACGATTTTCTTCATCAGTCCTCGTCATCGTCCTCATAGGGGATATTGTCGATTCGATTAGGCAAGTTAGGGATAATCCAATCAGGGAAGGAATCGCGATCACCAAGAATCCAGAAGGCATGAGTCTCTGAGAATCCTGCCTTGCGTAGTGACTTGTAATACTCATTCAACGCTATTGCGTAGGCATCAAGAGCTGTGTAAGTATCTAAGTCTATGGTTGGTCGTTTCCTTGCCATGAGATAAGTGTTACTTACCTAACATCTCGATTATTGTATCGACACGCACTTCAAGGCGATTGACCTGATCCTTAATGCTTGAACCACCATTAGGTTTGAGCTCTGTCAGGTAATGCTTAATCATGAACTGGGTATATGAAGCAACACCACCAAGCACAGTGACAACACCCACAGCCCAAGCAGCATAATCTACTGCGCTCATTTTTTAGGCGTGGCGTATCCGAATACACCTGCAACGATTGAACCAAGGATTGCACGATAGTCCAGAGCGAAGTTAGAGGTTGTACCCCATACTGCTAGGAATGCTCCTACTGAGATTATTGCTGGGTGCTTCATATTCATGCTGTTCCACCTATCATGGGTACATTAAAGAACGAGCCATCTGCATCGCCCTTCTTGGTAAAGCTAATATGGCAATGATGATTGTGCTTATTAATCCCAGTGTAAGGACGCCAAGCCCAAGCTTTCTTAGACGATGCGATTCTGCCATCGAAGATAATGTAACTAATTCTCTTATCGCCACGTTTTGCACAGAGTCGAAGTTGATCCGCAAGGTCAGGCATGAGGTCTGGTTTGGCTTTGCCAGATAAATCCCTGTCAATGTCAATGGCTCGGACGATACCTTCTGCATCAGGATTGTGGTCAGAAGGACGTGCTTGATGACGAGTGTCGCCAATCCAGCCGTCTGAGGTGCGATCTCTATCTGGGTAACTATCATCGACCTGTAGCCTTAACTGTTGCCCAGCTTTGCATAACTTTGGAGTCATGCCAATAGCAGTTTAGCTTCATCGGCTGTAATGCCGAGCTTCTCAAGAAGTGCAGCCTTAGCAGTTGCGTCGGCTTCTGCCTTAGCATCTTCCTCAGCCTTCTTCTCAGCTGCTAGTTCTGCCTGATAAGCAAGTTCTGCAACCTCAGCGTCTGTGAGTTCAATGATTGACTCCACGCCTGTCTCGCAGTTGATTTCGATTCGTGTTGGATTAGGCATTTTTTACTCCATATAGGTAGGCGGTTGAATATTGGACAAATGTTCCCCCAGTAGGGGCAAGCGAAATTGATGTTATGGCTGCGCTGTTAGACCAAAGACCAGCAGTCAGACCTGCGACTGCGCCTGCGGCGTTGTTCTCTGTAACTGTATCTGCGCTCATAGATTTATTGTTAGAGGATAAATAATTAGGCACATAGATTTCACCATTGGCAAAAGTCGAGGCTGTTGCGCTTCCTTGCACTACATATTCAAGGGCAAAGTAACTGCCCGAGTTTGTTGCGCTTGCAGCGCTTGAACCTGTGCCATAAACAACGCGCTCTGTATAACCGCTACTACTTGAATTAAACTTAATTATCATACCGCCATAAGCGTATCCTGACTGACTATCCCTTAAGGAATACTTTACAACCAAATCAGTAAAAGTAGATGCAATAGAAGTAAAGTTAATAGAAGCAACCCCACCTGCACCAACAGTAGAAGAAGCGATAAGTTCAAAAGTGTTTGCCATTATGCCGCCGCGATTCCATATAGGGTAAAGGTTGAGCCAGTTGCGTAAGTGCTGCTTGGATTGTTAATTTTGATTGATGTAATAGCAGCAGTTGAACGCCAAAGAGATACGGCAGCACCCGCTAAACCTGCACCATTGTCGCTAAATCTTGATAATATAGTTTTATATGTTGTTGTATTACTATAGTTTTGAAAATTAAGTTCAAAAAATGTAGGAATAGTGGTACTTGAAGATAAACCATAACCGCCCAAAATATTTCCGTAGTTACTTGTGCGACCACTTAAAGCAGAAGTTCCATTTCCATAGATATTCGTCCAAGAATAATTACTTGCAGAATCATTGTTTACGGTTAATTCCATAGCAGAACCAGCGCCCGTTGGTAATACGCTCATAATTAAACGCAAATCTGTATAACCAGAAAATGAAGAAAATGTAATTGTTGCCGCTGCGCTTCCCAAAGTAGTAGTCGCAATCGGGGTGTAAGTTGAACCTGCTGCCATGATTTACCCCTTTATCCCGTAGAGCGCAATTTTTGTATTGGTGTCAAATTGACCTGAAGTTGGGAAAAAAGTAATAGAAGAAACCGCAGAAGTAGAACGCCAGTTTCCTGACCAAAAAATGATGTAACCACCTGCTCCGTTAATGTCGTTACCTTCAAGGATTCTTACTGTTTTGTTTGTATTGGTATTGGCATATTCCAGCACGTCAATAATTCCCGCTTCGGGGGCATTTGCAGTTCCAGCCCAATAACCTGCGTACATGAACCCTGTGTTCGCTGCACCAGCAGCAGAAGCCGCGCTACCTGAGCCAGCAAGTTGATGCCATGAATAGTTTGAGCTTGTATCGCCGTTAAATTGCATTTTTATATTGTTGCCAGCACTTAGCAACACGCTTTGCCTGATTTGAAGATGCTTGAAAGTGCTGGGAATTGAAGAAAAGGTAACGCTAGAAAGCCCTGCTGGGCTTACGGTCGCGATTGACTCAAAGGAATTTGTAGATGCTGCTACGCCCCCAGCCAATAGTCCTGAGATTACGTTAAGCAATCGCGCCCACCACATACCAAGTATCTGTCGCAGTCTTGATGCAGACCGCCGTCTTGTATTGAGCCAAGGTTGGAGAAGCTGCAACTGCACCTGCTGAGAGGACTGTGGTAGTGCCTGAGGTAACTGCTGAGATTGTTACTGCTCCTGCGCCTTTGTTAAGCACTGTAATGGCTGTGCCTACTGGGAACGCTACTGAGGCGTTTGTAGGAATCTTAAAAGCTACTGCTGTGGCCTTGTTCATAGGGACTAGGACTTGGTACTGATCGTCTAGGACTGCTGTGTAGTCAGCCGTAGCATCTGCATCGACTGTGAAGGCGGTCAGCGAGTTATATACCGCTGCTGTTAATACATCGCCTGTTGCGACTGGAAAGGTTGCCATGATGCTCCTAGTAACTCAAAGTTGATTGTCCGATTATACCGTAGGTACTGCTGCCTATAATGAATCCGTCCAATATAGGTTCAAGCGTGGTGATTGTTACGCTCATCTTGTTAGGTGTTATGTCCCAAGCAAAGCCCTGCGCTTGAAGTGTCTTACTGATTGTGCTGCCTTCTTGCGTCACGTTTGTGATTGCCAAGTTGTCGAAGTAGTCCAAGCCAATCATTGTGTTGGTTGGCACTGCTGGGTCTAAGAGATCAACGGTCATCTCATCGATGCGGATTGTGGTCTCTTTGCGAGTGTTCACATAGTTGGCAGCTGCCCCTGCTACCTGAGTATCTGTCTCAGCTACGAGGTTCTCCTGTGTCAAAGAGTGTGGGAAGTATTTGTCAATAGAAGCCTGAGAGATGACGTTCTGGGCTGTGCCACCTACGCGGTTAAACTTCACATCGTTGATGATTAGCTTGTCATCGAAGGCGTACTTGAGGTTCTTGTATGGGATACCTGAGGTCTGGTTAAAGGCTGTGGCTGTATTAGCCAGAGTGCTAGTGACTTGGCTGCGAGACTTGAAGATAGCAGTACCGTCTGGGCTCATGTAGAACGCGCCTAGACCTTCTGAGAACTCTACGTTCTTGACTGCTTCAAGAGTTGTGCGAATAGTCGCTGGGTCTGCTAGACAGGTTGCATCTCCCGTTGCAATAGATCGCATGGACACAGGCCATTGCACGTCATCGAGAATCTTGCCTATTCGTGTGCCAGTTGTTTGCCCTGCTGGTGTTGTAGGGACTGTGCCTACGTTAGCCATCTGTAGAAGGCGAAAGCCGTCTGTGCATAGAATATCTACATAGGCAGTTTCTTGCCCTTGAGGGAATGTGTATTTATAGTCATTGACATAGCCTGAGAATAAGAAATGCTGGGCTGTTGTAGTTGTAGCTGCAACACGCAACTTACGCAGAGGTACAAGGTAAGGGTAGTAGGGCGATGAGGTGTTCTGTGGGTTAAATGCACCTGTAGGGTCTAGGACTCTGACAATGGCTGTGCCAGCCTCGTAGGTGTCCTTCATAATATTGCGACCACGGCGGATTGAGATTGAATACACGTTAGGAGTTAGATCAACTGTAGGGATAACTACGTCAGATGCGCCAAATGTATTGACGCCGATAACGCCGTTGTCTGGTGATCCTATGACGAATCCTGCCCCGAATGTTGCACCAGAGCTAAAGTCGAAAGTAACCGCTATCTGTGCAGGTAATGCCATTACTCAAAGCCACCAGTTCTACGGTTCACATAAGTCTGGTTGCCTGTAGAAAGGCTCTGCTGCATAAGGTTCTTAGCAATGCTGTTAGTCAAGTCACCATCGCCTGTAATCTTTAACTCAACTACTACTGGCTGTGCCATGGCTGCTGCAACTACTGGTGAGAAGCCTCCTGATGCTCCTGCACCTTGTGAGACTAGCTGAGAGAAAGAGCCTGATGCAGCCATCTCTGAAGGTGTAGGCATCGCTGCTGCTGAGGCTGTAGTGCTTGGCACATTAGGTGCAGTAGTGCCTGTAAGCACCGCTGCTGCCTTGCCTGCTAGGTATGAGAGGTAAGCATCAAGGTACTCGAAAGGGTTCTTAGCATTAGGCAAGGCTGAGAGAAACTTAGCAAGGTTGCCTGTTGAATCTTGTGCAGCAAGAATCTGGTTAGTCAGTCTAGTTGCTAGATCAGAGTTGCCGTTAAGCAAAGCCAGTTGCGCCTGTAAGCGAATCTTATCTTCTTCAGAGAGCTTGCCCTTTAGTGCAGCCACAATCTGAATCTGGTCTAGGTCAAAGACTGTGCCAGCCTTCTTGAGAGCGTTCTGCTTCTTCTGCTCAGCTGTGAGTGCCTTCTGTGAGTTCACTTGCTTCTTGGTGAGTGCTGCTAATTCCTTGGCTCGCTTGGCTGCTGCCGCTTCTGCTGCACGTTGCTGTGCTGTTCTAGCGGCTGTACCTGCTGGAGACTTAGAACGATTAGTTGATGGCTTGCCTTCTAGTATGCCTACTAGTGATCCATCAGCCCCAGTTAATCCACCGAATGTGGTGAGGAAGTCAAGACCCTTGTATAGTTTAACCAAACCACCTACTAGGAAGCCTGTAGCTGCTGTAGCGCCATTGATTGCCTTAGCAATATTGTCTATGGCCTTTACTGCATCTGAAGTCTCTGAGCCTCCTGCAATACGAGCAAAGGCATCTACTAGCCCTGCTCCAATTGTCTCCTTGGCGTTTTCTCCTGCAAGGGTAAGGGCATCAAGCTTGAATGAGGTTGTCTCAAGATAAGCCTGCGCAGAGCCAGCAGACTTTGCAAGGACAACGCCTAGAATCTCATTAAATGATTTGGTTTGTAGTTCTGCCCTAGTAAGCCCTGTGTTGTATTTGATGAGACCACGGGTGACACCTACATAACCCTTGTTTAAGTCCTCGACTACTGTGCCAAGTTCTATGCCACTTGCGCGACTTATCTGAATTGCATTGTTAAGCAGTTCTTGAGACTTGGTTAATGATCCTGTGGTTGTTAATAATGATTGAAAGGCTGGACGTAGAACGTCATCTGCAATAGCGGAGGACTGCTCTAGGTTAGCGATAAACTCAGAGACACGGCTTTGTGAGAATGAAAGACCTAGGTTATCGACTGCCGTTGCTAGTCTGCGAGCTGCCGCTTCATCAGCTGCGAAAGCCTTTACAGCCTCTTTGCTATAGCGAACTATTGCGGTGGTACCGAGTGCCAAGCCAAGGCTCTTGCCTAGTTGGACAACTCTCTTATCTAATCCGAATATGGCTTTGTCGGCTTCCTTAAAAGCCTTCTTTCCCTTGAACTCGGCGGCTAAGTCAATTCTTAAATCTGCCATTAGACCTTATCCTTCATCGAGTCAAACTTAGCCTTAGCCTTGAAGATTGCCTTTACGACTCCATCTTGAGCCTTGCCACGATCATCCTCAAAGGCTCTAAAAATTGCACGACCTGTCATCTTTTGACCTTTACCTACCAACTGTCCGCCCAGCTTAGGAGTGAACTTGCCAGTAACGCCTGACTTGCGTCCTGCTGTTTCATAGATAGCGCCAGCAGCAGATTTGTTAAAGATAGATGCAAGTGCTGAGAATCCATTGCGATTAGGCTTGCTAGGTGTGGACTTAAAGGTTATGCCCTTGCGAGCCTCTGCAACGTCATAGGAACGATTAGCCCAGCGACCACCAGCGTTAGGACGCTTGAGCCAGCCACTAGGTGCAGCTTCATTGCTAGGCATAAATCCGCGAGCAGTTGTAACTACTGGCTTGAGAAATGAGCCAATCTCTTTGCTTACTTCTTTAGCCAAGGTAGGTTCGACAACAGCCAAAGCCTTACGAAGTGCGACCGCGCCTTGCAGTTTTACTGGCATCGCTTCGCTCCTTCGCTATGTCCTTGAGGACTTCTACATGTGCCTTGAACGCCATCGGCGATAGTTCGACAATGGATTGGAAAGGAACTCCATACTCGTAACTCAAGCGAGTTGCGAGATAGGTGAGGGAGTTCCGATCTATCCTTCCAAAGGGTCAGATTCTAAGACCTCAACTGACTTGAGAGTCTCAAGGAACTGTTCCCCGAAAGGTTTGACTGTTTCACCCGAACGTCTAATTGCTTCCCAGCACAGCCAGTAAACGTCTGACTGCTTCTGATCTTCAATCAAGGCTTTATGAAAGCCCTTCTTGGCGTATTGCTCGAAGGCGTACTCAATCAGTGGAGTAATCTCGTACTCTGTTACTGAGTTGTCTGCCCTTGTTACCTTGAGTTTTGCCATTTTTAGCCCCTGACTTAGTTGGTTAGAAAGTACCTGTTGT